CCTGCAAAAACAAGACAAGATAGAAAATATAGAGATTCTATAGTTGCTGAATTACAAATCAGTAAAGATAAAAGACTTACAGAAATAGAAACAAAAATTAAAGCAGGTTCTAAATTAGATATAGATAAAAATAAAGAGAATGACACAGCATTTATCTTTATGACTTTTTTCTTAGAGTTTATTATAGTTTTAGGAGTTGGATTTAATTCATTCTATACAGTTGGATCATATAATGAAACAAAAACTCTTTTACAAACTCCAAAATATAAACAAATACAACTTAATTTACAACTACTTAAATTATATTATCAAGCAGGAAAAAAGAATTCTGGAGACGCAGTATTATCTGCTAGTAAATTTCAATCTATAGTAAAAAATCAAAAAATAGGATGCACTCAGTCTGAAGTAAAAAACTTTATAGTACTTTGTTTTGAATTAGGTATAACTAAAGAGATTAGAAGCAGAAAAAAAGAGTATCAAGTATCTTATGAAGAGGCTAAAGCATTGATTCTCAAGGACGAAATACTGTAAGCCAATATTTTTTTATTGTAAAATTATTTTGTATATTTGATATATGAATAAAAGTTATGTAACCGTAGACACAGTAGACAAACTAAAAAGTGTAATAGAACACATTAAAGCAAACGAAGTAATAGCGTTTGATACTGAGACAAATAGTCTTAATCCACGTAAAGGTAAAATCATAGGCTTCTCAGTCTCAGGAGAAGAAGGTAAAGGCTATTATATGCCAACTATGATATTCAAAGATAATGAGCTTCAAGACGCTATGATTGAAGATAAACTTGCTCATGATCTTGCAAAGAAAACAATATCACTACTTATTGGAAAAAAATTAATTATGCATAACGCATCTTTTGATACAAGATTCGTTAAGTGTTTTTATGGTATTGATTTACTTCCTAGTCTTTATGCAGATACGCTTTTATTAGTTCATACAGTAAAAGAAGAAGGCGCAGGTTATATGGCAGGTTCTCCATTCGGTCTTAAGGATATTGCTAAAATGATTCAAGCACATATCGGTTTAGATATTGAAAAATCTGCTAATGAAGAGCAAATAGCTCTTAAGACTTCTATTAAAGAAAATGGTGGATCAATTACAAGAGAGAGTTATGAAATATGGAAAGCAGATCTAGAACTACTTTCAGAATATGCTGCTGCAGATACTGACTTAACTTTAAGAGTTTATAATCATTTTATTAAGCAGCTTTACGCAGAAGGTCTAGAAAAGTTTTTCTTTGAAGATGAGGTTATGCCTTTATATAAAGAGGTTACTATTCCTATGGAACAAGTAGGAGTTAAATTAGATCTTCCTCTAATTAATAAAGCAAAGACTGATATTGAAATACATTTAAAAGAATATTCTGATCTTGTAATGAAAGAGTTATTACAAAATTCAGATGTAAAAGCTTGGGTAATTTATAAAGCTAAAGATGCATATCCAGCAAATAATAAAGGAACGTTTGCTCAAGAATTATGTAAAGAATTTGATTTACCTCTAGAAAGATCAGAAAAGACTCAAAAATATAATGTAAATAAATCTTCTCTAGCTAGACTTCCAGAATCTGAAGTAAAACACTTTTTGATTCATGGAGATCCTGCGGTACTAGATAAAGATTTATGTATTAAGATTAGTCTTCGTTTATGGAAAGAAGATAATGATGGAGCATTCTTTAATATACAGTCTAAAGATCAAATGGGTGAAATTGCTTTTGGTGTTCTTGGTATTAAATCAATGTCAAAGACTGCAAAAGGTAAGCCTCAATTTGATGATGATATGGTACAATCAATAGCAGAAAAATATAGTTGGGCAAAAAACCTTAGAATATATAATAGGCTACTTAAAATTAGATCTACTTATATAGAAAGATTTTTAACAGCTCAAGAAGACGGGCGCTATTATTTTTATTATAAACAACATGGTACAGTATCTGGTAGATACGGTTCTGATGCACAACAATTACCTAGACCTAAAGAGGAAGGTGATGATGATCCAATAGTTATTGAATATAATAATTTGATCAGAGCGTTCTTTATTCCAGATGGTCATAATATTTTTATTGATTGTGACTACGAATCTCTTGAGCCGCATACATTTGCTCACGTATCTGGTGATGAAGGCTTAAAAGATATCTTTAGAAATGGTTGGGATTTTTATTCTACTATTGCAATAAAAACAGAAAAGCTAAATCAATATTCGCCAGATAAAAAAGCACCAAACTATCTACGTAAACTTGATCCTAAATTAAGAAATAAAGCTAAAGCTTATTCATTAGGTATTCCTTATGGAATGGGAGCATACGCTTTAGGTATGAATCTAGGCATTCCTACAAAAGAAGCAAAAAAACTTGTTGAAGGTTATTTGAGTGGATATCCGCAACTTAGAGAGTGGATGGATTCTTCTAAAGCTCAAGCAAAAGCTGTAGGATTCGTTAAGACACAAGTTGGTCGTGTTAGACATCTTCCTAAAGTAAAAGCAATTTATGATAAAATTGGAGATGATCTTCTTGATTGGAATATCAAGAAAGAAATGGAATATCAATATGGTGTAGATAAAGTAAAAAGTCTTTCAAGAGATTATATAAATGGATTAAATAATAGTTGTAATGTTCAAATTCAAGGTCTTGCTGCATCTATTGTAAACCGAGCAGCATTAGCAATCAATAGAAAGTTTAAAGAACTCAATATACGTGGCTGGGTATGCGCACAGATCCATGATCAGTTAGTTATTGAAGTAGATCATGATATTGCAGAAGATGCGTCTAAAATAGTCCAAGATTGCATGGAGAATACTACTAAACTTAGTATTGCTTTAAAAGCGCCTCCAGCATTGGCTAAAAACCTTAGAGATGGTCACTAAAAAGAAAAATTATTTATCTCTACAAAAATTATATATATTTATAATAAAAGGTACGGTAGGCCTTTAGTTACGAAATAAACAATTATAAACCGTTCACCGGAAGGGAACACAAAACAAAAAAACATGGGAACATTAAGACCATTAGAGCTTGATCCATTCGACTTGCTCTGGAAAGACCTCTTCGAAACAGTACCACACTTCTCTGCAATTACGCAGAAAATATCGCATCCAGTAGACATTTATGAAACTCCAGACGGCATTTCTTTTGAAGTAGCTGCAGTAGGCCTAGACAAAGAAGATATTGATATCTTAGTTGATGGAGATCAGCTTCGTATTAAATATGAAAAAGTAAAACCAGTAAATCAAGAATCTGTTATTTATCGTGGAATTAAAAGATCAGGATTTGATCTAAGTTGGAAAATTTCAGTTAAATTTGAAATTTCTAAATTAGAAGCAAAACTTGAAAAAGGACTTTTAATTTTAGATATTCCTTATGCGGAATCTAAAAAACCAAAACAAATAGAAATTAAATAAAGTAAGGCCTACCTACCTAAGTTATGTTTTCAATCTGCAAAAATTTTATTAAAGTAAATGACGACTTGTTTCTAGTCAAGCGAGTTCTATTTGAAGATCGAATAAAAGATCTTGAAGGAATTAAGCAGTGGCTTGGAGCAGACTCCGTTTATAAAAAAGATAACCTACTCTATTTTTGTATTAAAATAGATGAATTAGAAATTGTAAATTAACAATATATGAATAAAATAACCCCGCTAAATGGTTTCATTTTGTTGAAGCCAATAGAAACGCAAGAAGAGACATTCGGTAATATCATTATTCCTGATCTAGGCAAAGAAAGACCTGAAATGGGAGAAGTAGTAGCAACCTCTGATATCTACAATTATCATACAGATAAATTTGTAGTATCCAATATAGAAGTAGGAGAGATTGCACTAATCCCTAAAATGGGATCTCAAAGAATTGTTCTTGACGGACAAGACTATTTCATTTGCAAAGAAACGGATATTTTAGGAATTATTGAATAAAAAAATTAAATAATATTATGAGTACAACAAAAAATGTTTTCGGAACAGAACTTAAAGAAAAGTTATTGTCCGGTATAGAAAAATTAAATGCATCAGTATCATCAACACTAGGTCCAGGTGGACGCACTGTTTTAATTCGTGAACAATCTGGAGAAGTTAAAGTTACAAAAGATGGTGTAACAGTTGCTAAAGCTTTTCATAAACTAGAAGATGATATTGAAGATCTTGGTGCACAACTTGTAAAACAAGTAAGTATTAAATCTGCAAATGAAGCAGGTGATGGTACAACAACATCTACACTTATTGCAACTGAAATTGTAAAAGCTGGATTAAAAGAAATTCGCCAAGGTTATAATGCTGTTGAGATTAAAAATGAAATTGATAAAATTGTTTTAGAAGTAATTCAAGAAATTAAAGATAAAGCAATTGAGATTTCTTCTGAAGAACAAATTAAACAAGTAGCAACTATTTCAGGTAATAATGATCCAGAAGTTGGAAATTTAATTGCTACCGCAATTGATAAAGTTGGTCGTGAAGGTGTTGTAACTATTGAAGAATCTAAGACTGGTGAAACCGCTCTTGAAGTTGTTGAAGGTATGCAATTTGATCGTGGATATAAATCTCCATACTTTGTTACTAACAACACAACAATGCAAGCAGGACTTGAAAATCCTTATATCTTATTGTATGATGGACGTATTACAACTGCACAAGAATTGCTTCAAGTACTTACAAAAGCAAATTCAGAAAATAAATCGCTATTAATTATTGCAGAAGATATTGGAGATGAAGCTCTAGCAACGCTGATTGTAAATAAAATGCGTGGCATTATTCAAGTATGCGCAGTAAAAGCACCAGACTTTGGTGAAAGAAAAACCCTGATCTTAGAAGATATTGCTATCTTAACCGGAGGTCAAGTTGTTTCTAAAGATAAAGGGCATAAGCTTGATAAATTAACTCCAGCACAACTTACAGATTTCTTAGGTACTGCTAGAATGTCTACCGTTACTAAAGAAGAAACTACTATTGTAGATGGTAAAGGAGACGAAGCTAAAATTGAAGCTAGAGCAATTGAGATCAAAGATCAAATTGAAAAAGCTACTTCATTTTATGAGAAAGAAAAACTACAAGAAAGACTTGGTAAATTGATTGGCGGTGTTGCAATTATTTCTGTAGGTGGTAATTCTGATATTGAAATTAAAGAAAAGAAAGACCGAGTAGAAGACGCACTATTTGCAACTAAAGCAGCGCTTGAAGATGGAGTAGTTCCAGGAGGAGGTACAGCATTGTATCAATCTTCTCTTAATCATAGAGCAGAGACAAGTGTTAATGTTGCAATTGCTAGGTCAATTTTATTAGATGCACTACAAGCTCCATTTAAGAAAATCCTTGATAATGCAGGAGTAAAAGATTGGTGGAATTATATTCCAAGTGAATTAGTCAAAAATAAAATTTATGATGCAAAGAATCATAAAATGGTAGATGCTTTTGAAGCTGGTATTATTGATCCTGCAAAAGTGGTTATCACAGCGCTTAAAAATGCTGCATCGGTAGCCGGAACAATTCTAACAACAGAAAGTGTTATTTTTGAAAAATTAAATAAAGATGAGAAACCAGCAGATCCTATGATGGGTATGATGTAAAAATAAAGCCCCACTTTAGTGGGGTTTTTCATATATTTATTATAGTAAATAATAAAAAATGAAATCACAACTAAACGAAGTAAATAAGCTACAAAAGACAGCGGGTATTAAAATTAATGAATTGTTTGGCAAAGCGTCTAAAGCGCCAGATGATCAAATAAATTACCTTTCTTCGGTTTTTAATTTCATGCCTGATGATGTAGTCTATGCAGCAGAAGACTTAGAAAAAGAATTAAAAAAAGTAGGCGTAAAATTTAGTGGTGAATTAATAAATGCCATAAAAGACTTAGTCGTAGCTGCTAGAAATTCAAAATAAAAAAATAAGTGAAGCCCCACTTCGGTGGGCTTTTTTATTATACTTAATAGATAAAGTTTCTAAGTAATTAGAAATTGTTTATATTTGAATAAATAAACAGGTTATGAAAGCAGCAATTATAGGAATGCTAAATAATGTGAGTAACAGTCAAAATCATCATGGCGGAGGTTATTCACGAATCATGGTTAGAATACTAAAAGAATCCATTCCAGAAGTAGAATTTACACTTAATCCAGAACCTAGTACTTGGAATGAGTATGACTGCCTTTGCATTTTAGAAGGAGTCAACTATCAAGAAAATACTTTTAATTTTATTGGAGGTCCTCAACCTGAACATACTGAAAAGCTAAAAGCTATTCTTGATTATAAAGGTACTATTAAATTTATTAATAAGTCATTAGACTTTTCTCAATTCAATAAAAGATTTGCTCTTGAAGGAGAATTTCCTACCGGTAAAACTATTGACTTTGCTACTAAGTATGGTGAAAAAACTAAAAAAATAGTTGTAGGAGATTCACATTCACTTAGTGTTTGGAAGCCTGGTTTTGGTATTAATAGAACAGATGGAAAAACTTTATTTGGCTTCTTAAAAGATGCAGACTCTTTAGTTGAAGAGTGGAATCAAAAGTATGATGAAGTAATTTTATACTTTGGTAATATTGATCTTCGTTTTCATTTAATGAGACAAGAAAATCCAAGAGCTGCAGTAGGAGATCTATTTAGAAGATATATAGAGTTTGCTAAAAAATTAAATAATGCAACTCTAGTTAATTTATTGCCTGTTGAACATGAAAGTCGTAAATTACCTGGTACGGGTTTATATCTTAAACAACCATTTTTTGGAACAAGACAGGAGCGAATGAATTTAAGAGACGCCGCAAATAGAATCCTTAATAATTCAGGACTCAAAACAATTCAATGGCCTGATGAATGGATTGATGAAGATGGAATAAAAATGTTTGAGTGTATGGAACCTAAACAATCTGTACATTTAAAACCTAAATATTATATGTTCTCTAACGAATTTATTAACTAATGCAAAAATTTATAATCAACGAAAAGTTGCTTGAAGCCTTAGATGAGTACGATAAACGTAGTCTATTAATGCAACAGCATGGTAGTTTAAAACTTCCATATCAAGGAGATCTATATAAAGATGTAAATGATGATCTAATTTATTATGTACCTATTTATGATACTGCGCATCGTAGATTTGCAGCATTCTGCGCATTTACAGAAGCAGTATGGTATAAAGAAAAAGATATAAGAGGAATGGGTAACTACTTTACACATCATAATATTAAAGATGAATTTGATTGGTTCATGTTATTCTATTTATTTAGATTATGTGGATCAGGAATTAATTATGTTCCTAGATATAAAACAGATCATATTAAAGATATATTAGGAACGCATGGTTTTGGTAACTTCTGGATTGTAGATTCTATATTAAAAGAACATTATACATGGCCAGAATGGAAACAAGACCTTCGTAATCGCATAACTCCATTTACAGATAACAAAGGATATCTACTTCCTCAATTTACATTTGAAGGTGAAACTAGAGGACACTTAAGACGTTTTATTATTGATCACGCAGAAGGTTTAGTTCGACATATCTATGAAGCTGTTACTACAAAAAAACTTGACATCTATCAAGTAACTGATATAGGTAATGAATATCTAAATAACATAGGATTTAAAAGACAGAATTTTGTTGTAACTGCATTTGCAGCAGATCTAGCAGAATATTTTCCTCAATATGTAAATCCTAAAGGTTGGGTATATGCCGGAACAAATGCAGTTCGTTGTATTAAAGCAATATTTCCTAAAGTAAGTCCTAAAATAAAAGAGTTCGAATATATTAATGAAGTACTACAATTCTTATCAAATAGATATAACTTAAATCCTATTGATTGTGAAGATAGTAGAGCTTGTGACGTAGTAAGATATTTTCAAGAATATCAGTCCGAAGATCATATTATTAAAAACAATGGTAGAAGAATGTATAATAATTCAATTCTCAAACAAACGTGGGGTCATGATAAATACTATGACTTCGCAACTAAATTAAAATAAAACAAAAAAATGAAAAAAATCACAATCATAGTAGTAGGTCTACTAGTAACATTATTCAGTTGTAAAACAAAAAATGAAGACATTAAATTTGATAAAGCTGTAAAAATTCACCAAGGATCTTTTGCATTCTGTGGAGCATCAGCAGCAATTCCTACTGGAAAAAAGATTATTGTTCAAGGAGTAGAATATGATGAAGGATGCGCTGTATGTCCTGTATTAACAGGTCCATCTATTTCTAATTTAGTAATGGAAGGTGTAAGCGGAACTTATGGAAAGTTTAATGTAAATAAAAACTTTCAAACTCCTGATGGAAGTGATACTACAGTATGGTCTTTATTTTGGTATTATGATTCAACAACTACAGTACCACAATTTAATCCAGCAACTAAAGAGTGGGAATTTTTACCTCCTGTAAATCGTTCGTTTATTGTAAATTTAGATTCTCCAAGTACGAGTGAAAGTAATATGTTTGCAATGCCAGGAGTTATCTTTGATACAACATCTACTGGTATTATATTAGCAAGAGTATATGGACCACTTAATGAAGCAGCAGTTCCATTACGTAAAGCAGTTCCTGTTACATCTGGAATGAAATCTATTACTGCAGCTAAAGAAGGATTTCCATATCCAGTAGGAACCCCAGTGCCTATTATTGAATTAAGCAAAGAACTTCAAAAAGAAGAAAAAAAATAACTAATGTTTTTAAACAAAGCTACAGATCAATCAAATTTAGACATGTCAGATGGTAGAGATCTAAACTACTATCTTGAAATGACAAAAGACTATAAACATGATTTTCAGTTTGAATTAAAACAAGCAGAAGGTTTTACTATAGTGGATGATGGAACATTTCAATACGGAAGTAAAGCTAAAATGGCCGACTTCATGATTAGTCAAATAAAAGAAGATACTTTAATTTATGTAGCACCAAGAACAGGTTATGCTCCGTATTCACTTACCTATCTTGCAAAGAAGTATAATAAGAAGTTGATCCTATTTATGCCTGCATCTAAAGCCGCATCAGACCACCAACTAAGAGTTATTGAAGATGGCGCAACTCCCATATTTTTAAAAACTCCTGCTATGCCTACTATTAATATTTGGGCAAAAGAATTTGCAAAAAAGATAGGAGCAAAATATCTACCATTCGGACTTAAACATGAGCAAGTTGTAGCTGGTGGAGTAAGAATATTCCATGATGCATTTAAAGATAAAATAATTCCAAATATGTGGACTGTATTTTCTACAGGAGTTTTATCTAGAACATTACAAATCGCTCTACCTAATACAAATTTTAATGCTGTAGCAGTTGCAAGAAACATACAGCCTGGTGAATTAGGTAGAGCTAAGTTTTATACTCACCATAAAGACTTTCTAAAAAATGCTGAAATAGAAACTCCATTTGATTGTATAAAAACTTATGATGCAAAAGGTTGGGAATACATGAAAAAATATGGACACTTAAAAGATTGGTTTTGGAATGTAGCTAGAAATATGCCAAAGCCAACAATTAAGCCAAGTGATATTGATTCTCAACGAGAGTGGGGCGATAAGTCTGATATTATTAAGTACTTAGGAGAATAGTTTTATTAGATTAATAAATTTAGTTATATTTACTTTATGAATATATTAGAACAAGCAAATGAGATCATTTATAAAAGAAATGAAGAAAAAGCTAGACAGTATGGACCAATGCAAGAAGGCATGCAAGAAGCGGCTAAGATAGCCTCTCTATTGTCTCACAAAGAAATTACTGCTGTAGATATGTACAATTGTATGATAGCCTTAAAACTATCTAGACAAGCATATAATCATAAAGAAGACAATTTGCTAGATGCAGTTGCATACATGGCATCATTAAACGATTATCAAAATAATTTACAAAATGAAAATTCTAAAGACGAGAGACGTAAAGACACCAAGTAGAGGAACATCTGAAAGTGCTGGTATAGATTTTTATGTGCCTAATGATTTTGAAGATGTAGTATTACAACCAGGAGAATCAGTATTAATTCCATCAGGAATTAAAGCTCAAGTTCCAAGAGGAAATGCATTAATTGCATTTAATAAATCTGGAGTTGCTACTAAACAAGGTCTTATGGTTGGAGCTTGTGTAGTTGATGAAGACTATGAAGGAATTATACATCTTCATATGACAAATACATCAAATAAAGAACAGCTTATAAAATCAGGACAGAAACTAGTACAATTTATTTTACTACCTGTAAACTATTCTGAAGTACAAGAAGTACATGAATTACAATCTAGAAATACAGAAAGAGGATCCGGAGGATTTGGATCAACAGGACTTTAAAATTATAAATCATCATGCTTGAATTCAAACATCCAATACCAGTAATAGTAGAAGGAGGAAAAGAGGGGTATGCTATTTATGTTGTTAATGGTGGAACATTTGAAAATGATATATGGTGTATTGTATTATGTGATGGTGGAACAGTTAGACATTATAGAAGCGATCAAATTAAAATACACCATAATTCAACTTTAGATTTATCAAAAGATGAAAAAAATAATAAATAAATTTGGACTAGAATTAGAAATAGGAGACAAATTATTAATAATAACAGATAGAATAGATGATAAAATGCTAGCAAATGTTAGTCTAAATGAAATAATAACAATAACTGGATTCTCGGATAACGGAAAAATAATGTATCATCATAATTCTTTAGCATTACCAGTAGATTGTGATATTTACAAAAAATTAGAGCGTGATAAAAACAATGAATAAATTAGACAAAGTATTTATTAACATAGCAAAGGAAACATCTACTCTGTCACACTGCGTTCGATCTAAGGTCGGCGCAGTTTTAGTTAAGAGTGGTAACATAATTTCATTTGGTTATAATGGAACTCCTGCAGGAATGAATAATAGTTGTGAAGAAAATGATATTACTCTAACTCATGTTATTCATGCTGAAGTAAATGCCATTCTTAAAGCAGCCAAAACAGGAAACTCTGTAGATGGATCTACTTTATACTTAACTCTTTCGCCTTGTTTAGACTGCTCTAAACTTATTTTGCAATCAGGAATTAAAAAAGTTGTATATTTAACTAACTATCGTAATCTTGAAGGCGTAGATTTTCTTAAACAATTTATAGAAGTAGAACAATATGGAGAATAAAATATATAAAACACCGACTATAGCATTTGAATATCTTTATCATTATATATTAGGTAAAGGTGAAGACTTTGCTGGTACTAAAGCTATATTCAATTCAGTATTTAGTATACAAGATCCAACACAAAAAGTAATTGAAACTCCTAAACGTAAGTTTAATAAAGACTATGCTGACTATGAATGGGATTGGTATGTAAAAGGTGATAGAGACGCAAGTGAAATAGCAGAGAAAGCAAAGATCTGGAAACAAATGATGGTTCCATTTACTACAGAAGTAAATTCCAATTACGGATACTTTTGGAATTATAATGATCAGCTTAAAAGAGTTATTGATGAACTAAAAAGAAATAAAGAAACACGTCGTGCAATTGTTGTACATTACATATTACATGAATTAGATAGATATCAATACGATACTCCATGTAATGATGTACTTAATTTTTATATTAAAGATGATAAATTACAATTAACAGTATTTGCAAGATCTATAGACTTAGTTTATGGATTTTGTAATGATCAGTATACCTTTGCGAAGCTAATGGAATTAGTATCAGAAAAAACTGGTTATCCCGTTGGTGAAATGCACTGGATGATAACTAATCTTCATATATATCCAAGACATTACGATTTATTATGATTATACCAACAAGATTATCAAGAGAAACTTTAGAGGCTAAACTATCTACTTTACCTAATAAAACATATAATAAATTTATGTGGTGGAGAAGATATCAATCTAGGCAAACTATGCCTGATAAATCTACGTTCTATGATAAGATTGTAAATGGCGATTTTGAAACCTCTGACTATTATTATCAAGCAGAATATGAAAATTATCTTTTAGAAGATACTATAAAAGATATGAAGCACTATGAAGATAAAGTTACTCATATAGGTTTATTTAGAGCCAGACATAAAAGACTTATGGAAGATTACCAAAAAGAAGAGGCTGAAATTTTACGTAAATTAAAATTAGAATTTAAAAAAGTATTCAAAATATCTAAAGAGGATTTAGAAAAGATTATGGAAACTTTTGATGGAACAACTTTAGATCTATATATTTATGTTAAAGACTTAGTAAAAAATAATATACCCTCCTAATTTAAAATAAATAAAGTTTATGAATGTACAATTTCAAGATTCTTTTTTTAAATCACTGAAGCGTTTATCTTGGCACGAAAGTAAGCCGTATAAATTTTATAAGCTTTTTTCTAATGATATTCCATTATTTTTAAAAAATATTTGGGCTTTTCGCCGTGAACTTTGGTCACATAGATGGTGGGATTATCATTTTACTTTAGAAGTATTTCAGAGATCATTAAAAATTCAAGAACAAGGAATTAGAACCAAGGGCATGGAAATAGATTCCAGTAGACAAAAAAAAGAATATAAAATTAGAAAAGCAATTCAACTTCTACAAAATAAATTAGATTCTAATTATATAGATAGAACAGAAGAAAAGTATGGTAAATTAAGTGATAAAGAGTGGAAGTTTGAAAAAACAGAAAATGATAATTATATTTTAGTAGACGAAGATTCTGAGGAAGAAAAGACACATAATAAAATGATCTTTGATAAAGCGCATAGACTAGAAGAGAAAGAGTGGAAAGAATTATGGGAAATTATAGAAGGAAAAAAATATAAAGAGTATAAAGATTGGGACGGATCAGATCTTAGAACTTGGTGGGATTAATAATTAAAAAATTTAATAATATGATAGGCGTTATCGTTTTAATTTTAGCAATTTCAGGATCCTTAGCTTGGTTATGGGGAGGAGGAATAGACTATATGAGAAAAAATTATCCGAATTATAAAGGTGAAGATTTTTTAGATGAAGATGAAGTTAATAAAAAAGCTGGTAGAGACTCGTGGGATGATCATTTGGAACATTAAATAAAAAAAGTTATGAGTTGGTCCAGTTACGAACAAAGAAGAGACTTCTTATTAAAAACAATGAAAAAACAAACAGATCATTGGTTAAAGGAAGATCAATATGAAGAATGGCAAAAAAAGAATAAGCCTAAGAAAAGCTATACTTTTATTCCAAAAAGAACAATACGAACCCAGGATATTTATAATAAAAAATGTTTAGATTATTATTAATAATATCAATAGTTCCTTTTCTTAATGTACCATTAAAGGCACAAGATACAGTGAGATTGGTCCATAAAGAGTACATTACAGTATTTTCAAAATCTTTAAAATATCCGGTATTAGTTGAATGGTGGGAAACAAAAGCTAAAGTAACTTGTGTAAATCCAATTCCTAGAAAAGACCAATTTGCGCCTGATCCTCTTTTAGCAAAAGAAACAGATCTAATGGCTGATTATAAAGGATCAGGAACTGATCGCGGCCATATGGCCCCAGCAGCTGATAATCAATGTTCTGGAGATCAAGCTATGAAAGAGTCTTTTTATTTTTCAAATATGACTCCACAATATCATAGTCTTAATGCTGGAGATTGGAAAACATTAGAAACACTAACTAGAGATTTAGGAGCAAAAGAAGATTCAGTTAAAGTGTGGGCGGGATCTATTGGGTCTTCAAAAAAAATAGGATCAATACATGTTCCTACAAAATGTTGGAAAATTTTATATATAAAGAAAACAAAGGAATGGATGGCATATATATTCAATAATGATACATCTAAACCTGATGGAATAAATAATAATAAAGTAACAGTAGAAGAAGTAGAAAAATTAACTGGTTTTAAATTTAAAATAAATTAATATGAATGTTATGTATTTTAGCGCTGATTGGTGCGCTCCGTGTAAAGTATTTAAACCAATTGTTCAGCAGGTATCTCAAGAATTAGGAATCGGAGTACAATATATTAATGTAGATTACGATGCTTCTTATGGTGAAAAATATTCTATAACATCAATACCTACAATTATAGTATTAGATAATTTTGGAACCGTTGTATATAGAAATTCCGGAGTTGTGTCAAAAGATCAATTAATTAAGGAATTAACTAAATTTAAGTAGACTTCGTAGATATTTATTTCTGAATCAATAGAAGTAAATATGGACATTAGTAAACTTAAAGGGCATATTCCTGAGACAGTTATAGCTCAAATACCTGATACTGCGGCAAAATTTGAACTTAATACACCATTAAGATTAGCTCATTTTCTTGCTCAATGTGGTCATGAGTCTGGTGGATTCAAATTAGTTAAAGAAAACTTAAACTATGGAGCAAAAGGTCTCCGTGGTATATTTGGAAAATACTTCCCAACAGATGCAAAAGCTTTACAATATGAAAGAAAGCCTGAAAAAATTGCAAATTTGGTTTATGGAAATAGGATGGGCAATGGACCAGAATCATCAGGAGATGGTTTTAAATATTGTGGCCGCGGCTTTATTCAATTAACAGGTAAAGATAATTATACCTCTTTCGGTAAGGCTATCAATGAAGATATTGTAGCTAATCCTCAATTAGTTGCAGACAAATATCCTTTATTATCTGCTGCATGGTTTTTTCATAAAAATGGTTTACATAAAATTGCAGATAAAGGTGCTACTGATCAAGTAGTTACAGAAGTAACCAAAAGAGTTAACGGAGGTACAATAGGACTCCCAGATCGCATAAAACACTTTAAAGAATATTACGAATTGCTAAAGTAATAGGTTTCATAAAGGTTGTATATTTTTTAAAATTAAAAATAGACC